TCATTTTATAATACTGCAAATGATTTATTAAAAGATTTAAATAATTATAGCTAAATCAATTATTTAGTTGTATGTTTGTTGAAAATTAAACCAAATAAATAAAAAATATGATACAAATTAACTTAGGAAGTATAAGTAAAAACACAAAAGGTATTAAACAATATCAAGTTTATTTCACAAATCCAATTGATAAAAAATCAACTTATTTAGGTGTTTTTATATCTAAAGAAAACGCAGAAAATCATTTAAATAATTATTTATTAGATTTTTATTACAAAAATTCTTTTTTACTACCTAAAGGAGTTTTTGTAAGTAAAGCTATTGATTCTTTTGGATATGAAGTACAAATAAATAAAAAAAATTACAGAGTTTTTTATAGTAAAATTTTAAAAGAAGTTATTGACGAAAGAATTGATTTTATAAATAATTTATTGTTTTAATATATAATGTAAATAATAAACCCAAATAATTATGAATATAGAAGATTTAGATAATTTGAATAGTACTGAAATTATAGAGTCGTTTTTTGACTTTGATAAAATGTTTAGTGAGTGTATAGTAGATTTAGATGTGGTTTATGATAGACCACCTACAGCTTTATCTATAGGGCAGTATGAAGAAAGCGGTAAATGGTACGATAATCACGTACATACTTACGGAGAATTTAGTGCAACAGTTGCACCTTCTAAGACTAAGAAATCATTTTATAAGAGTGCTTTAATAGCTTGTTATTTAGGTGGGCAGGCAAAAGATTACTTTCCTAATATTAAAAGTCATAGGATTAGCAATGATGATATAGTAATAGATATAGATACAGAACAGGGTAAATTTTACGCTCAAAAAGTATTTAGAAGGGTGCAGTTAATGACTGGTTTTAAATACCCTAATTACTATCCTTTTGCAATGAGATCTAAAACGCCTGAAGAAAGAGTGCAGTTTGTTGATGCTTTATTACAGCAGCCTAAATTTAAAGGAAAGGTTAAGTTTATTTCTATTGATGGTATTGCTGATTTAGTAGAGAATACAAATGATATACTAATGAGTGCTGCTATTGCTTCTAAGGTTTTAAAATGGACTGATGAACAAGGAATCCACTTGCATACTGTTATACATAAATTAGAGGGAACTTTGAAACCTACAGGCCATTTAGGAAGCTATATTTTAAAGAAAGCCGAAACAATCGTATTTTTAGAAACAGACTTAGATAACAAAGACGTTGTTAATGTAGAACATACTTACGCCAGGGGAATGAAATTTGATGCTTTTTCTTTTAGTGTAAATAAAAACGGTTTACCTTATGAAGTTGATAATAGCGTAGGTGATAGATTACCAAAGAACTTAAAAACAAATAATAATTATTAAAATTAAATAAAATGAAAACAAAAATTATAGTACGAAAAGATTGGAAAACAATTAAAATATATGACTTTTTATTTACAATGTCAGAAGGTGATAGAGTAGAATTTGAAGGGAAAGAATACGAGGTTATTTTTAGTTTTTTAGATATTGACGCTGATGAAATGTTAATAGTCGTAAAAGAATAAAAATGAATTACAAATTAAACATTAAACCATTATCAGTTAACCAGGCTTTTAAAGGTACAAAAATAAGAACTCATAAGTATAATAGTTTTATAAAACATTGCCTGTTAGAGCTGCCTGAAAAGGTGGCTTTTATAGATAAAGAAAACATTAAACTAGCTATTGAGTTTGGTTTTAGTAGTAAGTTAAGTGATATAGATAACTGCTTAAAAACTTTTATTGATTGCTTAGTTAAGAAGTATGGGGTAGATGATCGTTATATAATAGAGCTGCACGTCTTTAAAACTTTAGTTAAAAAAGGCGAGGAATATATTAAATTTAAAATATATTAAAAATAAAACTATTATATAGTTGTATATCTAAAAAACAGTTGTATATTTGTTAAAAAATAGAAATTATGATAACAGCAATGCAAGAATTAATAAATTACGCTACTGAAAAATATGGCGCCAGTAGTGATATAGCAAACGATTTAATTTGCGAGGCTATGATATTAAAAAAAGAAGAAAGAAAGCAGATTTGCGATTCTAATGACAGAGGGTACCACGTAGGTACAAGAAATATTGAAGAAACAGCAAATGATTATTACGAAGAAACTTATAAATAAAAATTATGATACAGAATATTAAGACTTTTGGAATGGCAGTTTTGTTTATAGCTGCAATGAGTGGATTTGCTGCTTTGGTAATAGAAACATTTAATTAAATAGATATGAAAGCATTAGAAAAGATTTACGACAGAATTAGTTGGTTATTGTTTGGAGGAAAAAAGTTAACACCTAGAGAATTTTAAATTATGGCAAATATATTAAAAGAGGTTATTAAATTAACTGGAAAATCAGTAGTTAAACTATCTGAAGAGCTGGGAATGTCTCAGCAGAACTTAAATAAGATGAAGAGTAATAGTAACGAAGATATTACTGTTCCACTAGCTATTATGATAGAAAACGATATAGCATTAGCTAGTTTTGAGTTAAAGTATAAGGGGTTAAATAGAGTAGTACAATTAACGATAATTAAATAGTTATGAAAACGAGTCGTAATCTTGCATTAGTTGAATTGAATAATCATAAATAAAAACAAAAATAGACAGATGAAAGATACTGAAATTGAAAAAATAAGACAAATTGTTTCTAGAAACGATATAAGTGGAAATGAAAAAGTAGAAATGTTAATAATCTTTACTGAAAATTACCATTCTATTCAATTGATGCAAACCGCTGTTGTAGGGCAAAGCGGACAGTTATGCTATTGCGGAAACAAAGCAGATGAAAAGTATTCTCATTGCTGTACTTTAGAACACTGGCACAACAAGTTCTCTTACTAGCATAATTGACTACAACGTTCGTACGTCCCGCGGCTATACGAGGTTGTTGCCGAATTAAAAACAGACCTCACAAATACAAACTAATACTTAAAATTATGACTGATATTTCAAAAAATACCGAATTGCAACAATCTTGTATAACCGCTGTTATGCCTCGTTTTTATTATTTTGACGCAAATAATAGAGTGTACGAGGTAGATGGAATAAGACAAAGTTCCCCATATTATGAAAAACATTTTACAAAAATAAATGTTATCGAAGAAACGAATAAAGAGTTTATTTGTCAATATGGTAGAACTATTAATAAAAGGAGTATGCTTTATAAAATTGATAATGCTACAAGAAAAAGAGTTTATACTGAACAAGAAAAGGAAGATGATATTTACGTTAATTCAAAAGCGCACAAGTTAGCTGAATTAGTAAGGAAAGCGGATGTAAATACTTTACGTGAAATTGAACGGTTGCTAAATAAGGCATAACGGTTCTTTTCTAATATAAGTGGCGTGCCCAAGATACCCAATAATCACTAATAAAAGACCAATAAACCCAATAAAACCAAGACTTAACAAAGGTGCTCAATAAAGCCATTTTTATTAGCAAATGTTATATTCTCGGCTTTTTTACAGTAACAAATTAAAAACAAAATTATGAAAACAGCAATGCAAGATTTAATAAACAAATTTGAAGAAATAAAAGATTTAGATTACATGGTTCAAATTATGATTTTAAGAAGTGAATCACAACAATTATTAGAAAAAGAAAAAAAACAAATAAATAAATCATTTTTAGATGGTTTTAAATACTCTGGTGAAGGTTATAACGGAGAATATCCATTTGAAGGATGTACTGACGAATCAATATATACTTCAATTGATTTAGATAGATACTACCAAGAAACTTTTAGCGACTCCAACCAAGCTGGAATATAACGTTTTGCCGCTTAGCGAGGTTAGTGCTAAATAAAACCTAATCATTCGAGTACTCAAGAATTAAAACAGATACAAAATCATTTATTAATCAAGCCTGATGCACTAATCTTGCTAAACGGCTGTTATAACTCGTTTTTATTATGGAAATATTTTTAATTATTATCGCAATTAACTTCTTAATTTCATTAATCGCTTTCTATGTCAATTACAAAACCGTAGAAAGTGAGTATCTTATTAGAGATGCGTTACGTGATTTCTTTTTATGCTTAATACCTTTTACGAACATAATGTTTTTGATTAGTGAAATTATAGATTCAATTTCAGAAATGATAGAAGGTAAATTTAAGCGTTTTTTAGACACAAAGTTAAAATGAGTTATAACGTTTTGCGGCTTGTACGAGTTGCGGCTAATCAAAAACCATCACAACAAAAATTAATAATCAATAAATTAAAAACTATGCCTATAAATAATACACCAGTACCGCAATTCGTACAAACCGCTGTTACAAGCAGTAGTTTGACAATCACTAACGAGGATAATATGCTTTTAATGGCTCGTTATCCTGATAATTACTTTGATTTAGCTATTGTCGATCCTCCTTATGGAATTGGAGCAGGAGTTGCAAAAACGGGCGGAGCAAGTAAACATAATTCAATGAGCAGATTAAAAGCTAATACTCATATTTACAACGATATAAAACCAAATCAAGATTATTATAATGAATTGAAAAGAGTTTCTAAAAATCAAATAATTTGGGGCGGTAACTATTTTACTGATTTTTTAAACCCTACAAGATGTTTTATTATATGGGATAAAATGAATTATTTACCAAGTATGAGTCAAATAGAAATGGCTTGGACTTCATTTAATAAACATTCAGATTTAGTTAAAATTAATAGTAATCAAGAGAATAGATTTCATATTTCACAAAAGCCTGTTGATTTATATAAATATTGTTTAAATAAGTATGCAAAGCAAGGCGATAAAATTTTAGATACTCATATGGGTAGTGGAAGTATTGCATTGGCTTGTTATGATTATAAATATGAATTAACCGCTTGTGAAGTAGATAAAGGTTATTATGAACAAGCTATACAGCGCATTAATAATCACGTAGCGCAACAATCGTTATTTTAAGCACGGTTTTACTATTGCTTGTAACGTTTCGCAGCCTTGCGAGGTTGTGGAGGATTTAAAAAAATTAATAACAGAT